AAGTGCTGTGATGGTAGTTTACATGCACAAGGTATAGGTAGTATATCAAGGCAATCATTTTATTTATTACAAGAAAACACATTTAACTTACTTCAGGAAAATAACGGAAAAATAATTTTATAATGTCAGATAAAAAAATATCACAATTAAATGCTATTACAGACCTAACAAATAATGATGAGTTTGTTGTAGTAGATAGTGGAGAAACAAAAAAAATATTATTCTCTAATTTACAAAAAGAAATTGTAAACTATTTAGCACCTACAAGTATTACAGTAAGTGCTACTAATAATGTAGATTTAGACAGTTCTACATTTCATAATTCCGAAATAATAAAACTAAGTTGGTCTGGTGGTGCTGGTAATATGACTATGACTTTACCAGATTGTACATCTGCAAACAATACTAATAGAGCAATGAGATTTATTAGCGATAGTACTTTTAGCACTAATACAAGGGTTTATTTAAAACCAGCAACAGGTCAAAATTTAGATGGCAGTACAAATTATTATGAAATTAATAAATCTTATGAGGGAATTAAGGTATGGAGTGATGGAACTGAATGGTTTATAATACAGAAAAAAGCTTAAATAAAAATGCAAAATTAATTTTTAACACTTATATATTAATATGAACACGAATGATATGATTAGTAAAATCAAAGAAGTTCTAAACTTATCCGAAGAAGTTAAGTTAGAACAAATGAAACTAGAAAATGGTACTGTTTTAGAAGCAGAATCATTTGAGGCTGGTAAAGAAATCTTTATTGTAACAGAAGACGAAAAAGTAGCTGTACCAGTAGGAGAATACGAAATGGAAGATGGTCGTATTCTAATAGTAGCAGAAGAAGGTCTTATTGCTGAAATCAAAGAAGCTGGAGAAGAAGAAGAAGAAGTAGAAGAGGTTGAAGCAAAAGAAGAAGAAGAAAAAGAAGAAATGGGATATGCTACTAAAGAAGAATTAGCTGAGGTTAAAGAGATGATTGAAGAAATCAAAGCTATGTTAGAGCCTAAGGAAGAAATGAGCGAGGAACTAAATGCTGATGAGTTAGGGAATCTTATGACTGAGGAACTATGCAAACACGACAAAGTTGAGTTAAGCGAAGTACCAGAAGAAGTAAAACAAGAACTAAGTGAACCAGCTGCTGAACCTATTCAAGCAAATCCAGAAGCTAAAACTGTAAAACATAATTTCAAGTATGCTACAAAAAGAAAAACTAGTACACTTGATAGAGTAATGAATAAAATAATTAACAACTAAAAATTAAATAAAATGCCAAATCCAACAATTACTGGTTCTTCATATGCTGGAGAATTTGCTGGGAAGTACTTAGGTGCTGCCCTATTATCTGCTTCAACATTAGATGCTGGAGCTATATCAATCTTGCCTAACATCAAGTATAAAGCTGCTATGAAAGTAGGTGCTTTTTCTAACTTAGTTCGTTCAGCAGATTGCGATTTCGATGCTACTACTTCTGGTCTTACATTGACTGAGAAAGTATTAACTCCAACTGAGTTACAAGTAAACTTACAAATTTGTAAAAAAGAATTACATTCTGATTGGGAAGCTGCTCAGATGGGATTCTCTGCTTTTGACAGTTTACCTCCATTATTTTCTGATTATGTAATTTCAAGAGTTGCAGCAGAAGTTGCTCAAGCTACAGAAAACTCTATTTGGAGTGGAGCTGCTGGAGAAGGAAACTTTGACGATTTTTCAACTTTATTAGCTGCTGACGGTACTGTTGTAGACGTCGCTGCTGGAGGTGCTATTACAACTACTAACGTTATTGCTAAATTAGGAGCTATGGTAGATGCTGCTAACGCCGCTGTATTAGGAAAAGAAGATTTAACTCTTTATGTTTCTAATAATATTGCAAGAGCATACATTAGAACTCTTGGTGGTTTTGTTGCTACTATTGGTGCTAATGGTGTTGATAACAAAGGAACTACTTGGTATAACGGAGGTCAATTAACTTTTGAAGGTATCAATATTTTTGTAGCTCAAGGATTAGGAGATAACAAAGCTGTATTAGCTCAGAAGTCTAATTTATTCTTTGGCACTGGTCTATTGAATGATAGAAACGAAGTTAAAGTTATTGATATGTCTGACATTGACGGTTCTCAAAACGTAAGAGTTGTTATGAGATATACTGCTGGTGTTCAAACTGGAATAGGTTCAGATATTGTTTACCTATCATAATAAATTAAATTAACTAACATAAAGAGGGTGGGCAAAAACTGCCTACCCTTTTTTATTAAAACAAAATAACTATGGCTTGTGCAATAACAAAAGGTAGAGGGGTTGGATGTAAGACTGCCTTTGCTGGAATTAAAAATATTTACATCTTAGATTATAGTGCTACTGTAGCTGCATTGTCAGATTCAAGTGGAACTATACCCTTGCCAACTGATAACTCTGCTGAGTTTTTTAAGTTTGAAGTAAAAGGTGGGCAATCATCTTTAGAAACAGTAGTAAACTCATCAAGAGAGAATGGTACTACTTTTTATGAAAGTACTTTAAATGTAACTTTTCAAGTTTTAGACGTAGCAACACAAGAAGAGATAAAACTTCTTAATAGAGGTAGAGCTCATTACGTTATAGAGTTATATCCAAATGGTGCTGGAGTTACTAAGTACTTATTAATGGGTAAAGACAATGGTGCTGAGATTACTGGAGGTACAATTGTAACTGGAGCTGCTCCTGGAGATTTACAAGGGTTTACATTAACTGCTGTAGCAACTGAGGTATTTCCTCCGTTCTTCTGTACTGTACCAGATGTAGCTTCTGCTACACCAATTAGTCCAGCTTAGGATAATTAAAAAATATTTTATATATTTGTCCTGTGTCTGTTTTGGTTGACGACATAAATAAATTAGCCTTTCTTTATTGAAGGGCTTTTTTTATACAAAATAAATTAGTTTTGTTTATATATTAGTATGAAGTTAATAGGAACTAATGGTAATAAGACTTTTAAGGTTATACCTCGTCAATTTATTAATGGTGCAATAACTATAAATCTTACTAGTGAAAGCACAGGAACTAATGTAAGTATTACACCTACAGGCTCAACTGATGGTAATTATATGTCTTTTGTTGCTGCATTTGGAACATTAACCGAAGGGGATTTTTATACACTTCAAATAAAAAATGGTAATGCGGTTATATATAAAGATAGAGTATTTTGCACAGATCAAACTGTAAACCAAACAAATAATGATTACTATTCTGTAAATGACGGTGAATATACTACAGAGAATAGTTTTGATAACGATTACATAATATTATGAATGATTTAAGAGTAGTTAATTTAAGTACATATACAAGTCCAGAAATTGTAGAGAAATCTAATAAAGACTGGGTTAGCTATGGTACAGACAATAATTATTTTGCTTACTTAATAGACCGATATAATGGCAGTCCAACAAACAATGCTATAATTAATGGTATTAGTGAAATGATTTATGGTAAAGGTTTAGATGCTTTAGATAGTAATAAAAAACCAGAGGCATATGCTAAAATGATGTCTTTATTTCATAAAGATTGTGTACGTAAGTTATGTTATGACTTAAAGCTCATGGGACAATGTTCAATGCAAGTTATATATTCAAAAGATAGAAAAACTATAGCAAGAGTAGAACATATACCTGTAGAAAATTTAAGAGCTGAAAAGTGTAATGAAAAAGGAGAAATAGAAGCTTACTATTATTCAGATAATTGGAGTAAAGTAAAAAAAGCTAATGATTGCACTCGTATACCTGCTTTTGGTTATTCTAATGAATCTATTGAAATAGTTTATGTAAAACCATATAGAGCAGGATATAAGTACTACTCAAGTCCTGATTATCAAGGTGGATTACAATATGCAGAATTAGAAGAAGAAATAAGTAACTATCACTTAAATAATATACTAAATGGTCTTGCACCAAGTATGTTAATTAACTTTAACAATGGAACTCCAAACGCTGAAGAGCGTCAAATGTTAGAAAATAGAATATATCAAAAATTTAGTGGAAGTAGCAATGCTGGTAAGTTTATTCTTGCTTTTAACGATAACCCTGAAAGTGCTGCAACAATAGAACCAATACAATTAAGTGATGCACATAACCAATATCAATTTTTATCAGATGAAAGTGGTAAAAAAATAATGGTAGCACACAGAGTTGTTAGTCCTATGCTATTAGGTATAAAAGATAATAGTGGTTTAGGTAATAATGCAGATGAATTAAAAACTGCATCTATATTAATGGATAATACCGTTATAAGGCCTTTTCAGACACTTTTAATTGACGCATTTGATTCTATATTGGCTTATAATAATATATCCTTAAAACTATACTTTAAGACCTTACAACCATTAGAGTTTACAGACTTAAAAAATGTAGAGGACGAAGAAACAAAAGAAGAAGAATCTGGAGTAAAGTTAAGTAAAGAGTGTTGTTTAAGTGAGGATTTACCTGACGAATTAGGAAGTGATATTGCTGATGCTTTAATTGATTTAGGTCAAAGTGAAGATGAATTGTTAAAAGAATTTGAAGTAATTGATGAAAGAGAAGTTAATTATGAAGAAGAAGATGGATTAGATGAAGTTATTGCTGATTTAAACAAGCCAAAAGAAAAAAGTACATTAGCTAAAATATGGGAGTTTGTAAGTACAGGCAGTGCTAAACCATATAAAGAAAGTGAGCAAGATGGTACAAGTAAGCAAACTAAAGAAGAAGGTAATGAGTTTTTAGTAAGATACATGTATAGTCCAGCAAGAACAAAAGCTACATCAAGACAATTTTGCTCTAAAATGGTAAATGCTAAAAAGGTATATCGTAAAGAAGATATAGTTGCTATGGAAAATAAAGTAGTTAATGCTGGTTTTGGAAAAGGTGGAAGTGATACGTATTCTATATGGTTATATAAAGGCGGAGCGAGATGTAGTCATAAATGGCTTAGAAAAACTTATGTACGTAAAGAAGGAAGTAAAAGTTTAGGTGAATCAATAAGTACATCAGAGGCAAGGTCAAGAGGTTTTAAACCAGAAGCAAATGCACAAAAAGTACCAGTAGCACCTAAAGACATGAAGTACAAAGGTTATACAGCAGAGTATTGGAACAAAATGAAATTTAAAAACTAAATGGCAACAGCATTATTTATAAGTAGAACAGATTTAGTTAAAAACTCTATTATTGACGGTAACGTTGATACGGATAAATTTATTCAGTTTATCAAAGTTGCACAACAAATAGATATACAAAATCTTTTAGGAACTGACCTTTATAATAAAATAAGTTCAGATATTGCCTCAGGTGCATCAGGAGGTACAGGATTAACTGGAAATTATTTAACATTAGTTAATACTTATGTTCAACCAACGTTAATCTGGTTTGCCCAGATGAATTATATACCATTTGCTGCTTATCAGATAAAAAATGGTGGTGTATTCAAGCATAGTAGCGAAACTGCACAGAATGTAGATAAAAACGAAGTAGATTATTTAGTAGGAAAAGCTAGAGAGTATGCAAATTATTATTCAACAAGATTAGTAGATTATTTATGCTTTAATGATAATTTATTCCCAGAATATAATTCAAATAGTGATGATGATATTTATCCAGATACAGATACAACTTTTAAAGGATGGGTTTTATGAGATATAAAGTAAAAGAAAAAAATCTTATTAAGTTAAAAAAGTACATAGATGAGTCATTAAAAGAAAACAAAAACAATAAAAAAGAAAATAAATGAGTTGGGGAAAAATATACGAAACAACTTGGTGGGGTTCAGGAGCTTTAGATAACAATATAGGCTGGGGTTTAATATATAGAGATTATATTGACCCTACAACAGCTTTTGAAGTATTAGCTGAGAATGGAGATTATTTACAAACTGAACAAAACGAATATATAATAATAGAATAAAAAATAAAAAATGGCAAACAAGAAATTTAGTCAATTTGACTTAAAAACAAACTCGGCAGATGTTCAATTTGTCGTTGGTTATAATGGTACGGATAACGTAAGAATCGCACCCTCTAATTTAGGTGGTGGTGCTACAAGCTTAAATGGTCTTTCAGATTGTTTAGTTGATACTGCTTCTTTATATGTTGGAGAAGTACCAAGTAGTTTAAGTGGTAATCCTCAAAATAATACTTCTTTAGGTATTGATGCTTCAAGAGATTTAACAACTGCAACTCAAACAACAAGTATTGGAAATAATGCTGGAAAACAAGCTACAACTGGTTTAGGAAACACTAATTTAGGTTACCAAGCTGGAAGTCAAAACCAAACTGGAATTTTTAATACAAATATTGGTAATGGTTCTGGTTTTTGGAATACGGCTTCTTACAATGTTTTTGTAGGATATGATTCTGGGCAAATAACTGGTGGATATAATACTGGTGTTGGTGTTAGTGCTTTAGGTAAGGCTCTTAGTAGTAGTTGTATATATTCTGTTGCAGTTGGTTATAGAGCTGGGCATCAACAAACTGCTGCTAATGTTGTTTTGATTGGTTTTGATGCTGGAAGAGCAAATACTGCAACTGGTAATGTTTCTATAGGCTCTCAAGCTGGTTACTCTCAAACTTCTGGAACAGGTAATACAAATGTAGGCTATCAAGCTGGTTATTCAAACACTACATCAGCAGATAGAACTATAATTGGGTATGAAGCTGGAGAATTTAATACAGGTGCTGCAAATACATTTTTAGGTTTAGGTGCTGGTAAAGGTGCTTCTGGTAGTAGCACAGGTTCTTATAATACATCTATTGGTAAAGAAGCTGGTTTAGCAATTACTTCTGGTGGTCAAAATGTTATGATGGGTGCATCTGCTGGTGCTGCAATCACTACTGGTTTTAGAAATGTTACTTTAGGTTATGAAGCTGGATTAGCAATAACAACTGCTTATGATAATATATTAATTGGCTCTCAATCTGGTAAATCATTAACAACAAGTCCAAACTCAAGTACAAATGTTTGTATTGGAACTCAAGCTGGATTTTCTGCTAATAATGCAAATGGTAATGTATTAATAGGTCATCAAGCTGGATATGGATTGACAAATGGAGAAACTAATGTAATAATTGGTCAATTTGCATCAGCTTATAGTGGTGCATTAACTACAGGAGATAATAATACTATTATAGGTTTTAACTCATATCCAAGTTCTGCAACTGTAAATAATGAAATAACTTTAGGTAATTCAAGTATATCTACTTTACGTTGTGCAGTTACTTCTATAACTTCATTATCTGACGAAAGAGATAAATCAGAAATAAAAGATTTAGGTTATGGACTTGCTTTTATAGATGCTTTACAACCAAGAGAATTTGTATGGGATAATAGACCAGAAATAGATAAAGACGGCGAGGAAATTTATTCAGCTAATAAAGGTAAAAAAGACTTTGGTTTTATAGCACAAGAAGTACAAGAATTAGACAATGATACTTTAAGGCTTGTTTATGATAGTAACCCAGATAAACTTGAATTAAGTTATGGAAAACTCGTTCCGATATTAGTACAAGCAATTAAAGAATTAAAAGCAGAAGTAGAATTATTAAAATCATAAATAATGTATAAAAACGTAGTAACATCTGAAAATACAGAGGAAAGCCACAAAGAGGTAATTACTTCACAGATACCAGACCAATTAAGTCAAATAGGTGCTGATGAAAATGTAGAAGCAATTAAAGACCATTTCAAATGGGTTTTAGCAAATGACTTTTATAAAGATGAGTTAAGTGCAGAACAGATTACTGAAATGGAATCTTATTTGGCAAGTGATTACCAAGACGAGTACGAAGATTTACCAGAATAATTTGTATATTTACATAAAAAACAATTATGGAAATTACTAAAGAACAAATTGCAAGAGTAAATCAAGTTATTAACACATTGCCTATCGCAGTATTAGCACAAGCTCAAGAGATTGTAAAAATACTAAACGAATCGCTACCAAAAGAAGAAGATGAATAACCCTATTTTAGCACTTATACCAAGTGGATATAATGAAGATAAAGTTTATTCTGTATTGCCAAATGATGGTACAGGAGATTTTGACTTTGTTAGAGTTGGTGCTGGTACAAGAGTTAATAAAGATGGGCTTATAGAAACTATAGGTGCTTCAACAAACGATATACCAAGACTTGATTGGTTAAATAGCAACTGTCCGAGTTTACTATTAGAAGCACTTAGAACAAACAGACAAGTTTATTCTGAGCAGTTTGACAATGCAGCTTGGACTAAACAAGCAGACTTAACTGTTACTGCAAATCAAATAATATCTCCTACTGGAGAATTAAATGCTGATAAAATAAAAAGAGGCTCAACAAGTGGTACAAACAATTACCTTTCTGATGCTGCTTCTAAGTCATCATCTGCACAGTTAGACATTTGTACTTCTGTTTTCGTCAAACAGGGCGAGGGCGATTTTTTTGCTTTTAGGATGCAAGGCACTTACCCAAATAGAGCTGATGCTATTTTTCAATTTAGCAATACAACTTTAACAACAAGTGTGGCTGGTGCAGATTTCACAATAACAAGTTCTAAAGTAGAAAATTATGGTAATGGTTGGTACAGACTTTCTGTTGTTTACAATACAGATGCTGCTGCTACTATTGGAAGTTATTTTAGTCCAAGAGCTACAACTGGTCAAATAGATGCTTCAGATACTTCTACAAGTGCTTTTGTTTATTTGTGGGGTTGTCAAGTAGAAGAAGGCAAAACCTTATCAAGCTATATAGAAACACCAGCAAATTCAATTGTAACAAGAAACGCAGATGTTTGTACTGATGCTGGAGATGTTAATTTATTTAATATTACAGAGGGTACATTTTTTGTTGATGTAAATAGCTTTAATCCTCCTTATTTAGATTATAATATTATTAGTCTAAGTGATGGCACAACTAATAATTATATCACGTTTACTTATGAGCTTAATAGTTTAAGAGTTAAAGTTTACAATGGCTCAAATCAGCTGAATTTAATTATAACTTCAGAATTTAATATAAACCAAAGAAACAAAGTAGCTTTAAAATTTAAAGAAAATGAATTTAAGGTATTTATTAATGGTGCAGTAAGGTCTATCACTACAAATGTTGTTGTTCCTACTGGTTTTAACAGATTTAATTTTGCAAGTCAAACTGGTGCAGATAGATACTTTGAGGGTAAAGTATATGATGCCAGAATCTACGACACATACTTAACTGATAGCGAATTAGAAACACTAACAACATTATGATAAAGATAGGTAAATACGAGTTTGTAGATGAGGCACAAGCAAATACTAAAATAGATGCTTTAGAAGAAAATCATCCACACGCTATAGTAAAACTTGGTCATATAGTTTTAGAACAAAGCGAAATAGATGCAGAGGGTAATGAAATAAAACCAAATGTATTTAGTGAAAAATACCACATAGATGTTATGTGGAAAGGAATAGAAGAACACCCTTATGGTTGGAAATCCTATGCAGTTGGAGTAGCAGATGGTAATGGAGTACATAGCTTTTATGGGGTGGATTATCAAACAAATAAAATGTAATAAAATGATTAAAGGACTAAGGTACTTAGCAGACAAGTTAGAGCAGTTTAAATTTTGGTTAATTGCAAAATGGAATAACTTTTTAAAGGCTTTAATGATATGAATTTAGAGGATATAAAATTAGCTTGTTTAAACGTTGTTACTTTAGGTGTTAGTTTTACTGCTGTTGAGAATAGTTTGAAAATTATACTTCTTTTAGTGTCTATTGCATATACATTGCAAAAGATATACGATACACATAAAAAAAAGAATGACAAAAAACTTTAAAATAGAAGAGTTTGAATGCAAAGGTGGTTGTGAAATGCCATTTGATGTTTATGAAAACATTATTAAACTTGCTAATCAACTTCAATTTTTAAGAACTTATACAGGTAGACCTATAAAAATAAATAGCGGATATAGATGTCCAGACCATAATGCTAAAGTAGGTGGCTCAAAAACATCACAACATTTATTAGGTAAAGCAGCAGATATAACTATACAAAGTTTAAAACCAGCTGAAGTATATAAAATAATAGAAGACTTAATAGATTTAGGACATATGTTACAAGGTGGACTTGGATTGTATGATACCTTTGTACATTATGATATTCGTAAAGTAAAAGCTCGTTGGGATGGCAGGTAAGTATAAAAAGAAAAATGGAACTACAAGAGTAGGTGACGCTTTAAGATGGCTTGTAAAACAAGGTAAAGAAATAGCACCAGAACTATTAACAGTTGCAGGAAATATAACTGGCATAGATTCATTAAAGGAATTAGCATCTAAAATAGAAGGAGACACTGGATTATCAGAAACAGATAAGCAATTATTGTTAGAAGAATTAAGGTATGATATGATTGAAATGCAAGAAACAACAAAACGTTGGGTTGCAGACATGAATTCAGATAGTTGGTTAAGTAAAAATATAAGACCTTTAAGCTTAGCTTTTTTAACTCTTACATTATTTATATATATAATACTAGATAGTTCCTTAGAAGTGTTTAGAATATCATCTGAGTGGATAGATTTACTATCTTCGTTATTACTTTTAGTTTACGGTGGATATTTTGGTGCAAGAAGTGCTGAGAAAATTACTAAAAATTTTAAAAAATAAATATATTTAATTATATTTAATTATTATATATATTACGTATATAATAATATATATATAATATTATAATATACACACGCGTGGCAAAAAAATCCAAAAGAAAAAAGCTAATAGATAAATTAGATAATGTTTTTAGTATATACATTAGAAGACGTTATGCAAAAAATGATATAGCTGAATGTTTTACTTGTGGTAAAAAAGACCATTGGAAAAAACTACAATGCGGGCATTTTCAAAGTCGTAAAAATTATGCTACTAGATTTGGTACATTAGATGACAATGATAAAATAACAGAATTAAATTGCCAAGTACAATGTGCAGGTTGTAACGTGTTTAGATATGGTGAACAATATTTATTTGCTAAGCATTTAGATGAAAAATACCATAAAGGACTATCAGAAGAATTATTTATAAAATCAAAACAAGTTATTAAGTTTGATAATATTGATTTAGAAATGTTAATAAGTAAATATAAAGAATTAACTGATAACCTTAATAAATAAATATATTTGTATTACAAAATTGTCTTTGTTTTATGTTTAGATTGTAACCAATCAAATTAAGCCACTCTAAAAAGGGTGGTTTTTTTTTAGTTAAAAAACTGTTTATATAATTTTTTTTTGTATATTTGTAGTAAATAACATAAAACTTAGAAATATGAATTACAAAATGATTAGTCTATATGACAGACTTAAACCACATTACAAAGAACTTATTCAAATTAAAAACACATCACAACCAGATTTAGTTAGTTGTGTAGTAGAATCACTAGAAAAAGAATGTTTCGTTGGAGATTTAAAGTATTCTAGCATAATAAATTTAGGATATTTATTTGGTAATATGAATCCTTTTATTTATTTTGAAAATTTATAACATGACACATTACGAAGACGTAAAAAGAGTAGCCTCAAACGAAACAATAGATTTTTTAAATGCAAGAATACAAGCATTAGAAAATAGAGTAAGATATTTAGAATCAATTTTAGAAGTAGAATATTTAAACAAACAATAATGAATAGAGACAAATTAAAAGAATTATATGAGAAATATAATTTAACAAAAGAAGATTTTAATAAGTTAACAGTTAGTTGGTTAGATTTATATGAGAAAAAAGAATATTTTAATTTAGAATT